CGGACGCTCCGGCCTGCGACAACTTTGTGCCCGGGGATGCGCTTGCCCGCAAGGCATGCTTGCAGTGCGTACGCCTCCACCGCCGCCACCCACGCTTGCAGCCCTGCCGCCCGTGTGAGGATATCGCCGATCTCATCATCAGATAGTGCATTGATCTCGTTTTGGCAAAATGCTCTAAATGCGTCCAACGCTAAATAATTATTCGCCGTTTGGCGGCAGACCGCCCGCGCTTTGCAAAAGCGGCACCAGTCGCCACGGTTGCATTCCCCGCCGCCGTTGTAAGCCAAATTGGCCACGGGCGCGACAACGGAATTGCCCCATTGCATTAGATCTTGTACCGTGAGTTCAAAATCATTCAATTCGTCACTCACCCGTGGCTGCACGATTCTTAGTCGGATATGCTTAATAGCATCTCCGTAAAATGCGTTGAACTGGTTGAGTGCACCGATGGCGTATAGCTTTAATTGGGGGTTGTCCATCGCCGATATCGGCACACCTTTGCCGTGCTTGTAGTCAATGATAGTCAGCGTGTCTCCGCCGATAATGATGCAGTCAGCTGTGCCAAATCCTTCCGGCACAGTGCCGCAGTAGTTCACGCGGGTCTCCAGCACCACTAGCGGCCTGCTGGAGTAGCGCATGCACTCCTCATCGATCGCTTGGACGTACAGATCCGTGCAGCTTTCCATCTCCGGGGCATACGCCGGATCGGCGTGGATCTCCCGAATTTTTTCGGCATAGTCATCCCCAGGTCGCGGACAGAACTTTTTTCGGGCCTTGCATTCTGCAAGTTCGTGCGCAAGTGTGCCTTCTGTGGCCCACGGCGTGTCCACCTGCGGCATGTTCGCTGCCATTCGGGCGGAGGGCGGACAGTGTAACCAAATATGCGCAGATGATGCAGACAACAGCGCATGAGCACGTTTTTCTTCACTCACCATTATTCTTCCTTTCTGGCTTA